GCCATCGTGACGGGTCGTGGATGTTCGTGCCGCACCTGAGGCAGTGCCAGCCTTGGCGTTCCAAGGCGATGCGTTTCGAGTCCTCAAACTCGCTCATGTGACGCCTCCTGCATCAGGCCGTTGACCAGCACCAGACATGAGGTGCAGTTCGTTCTTAGTCCAGCGGCCATCGCGGCGATGCCGCTGTCGGCCGCGCCGCCGGCGAGCGCCTGGAGTTCGATGTTCGCCGCGGTTTCCGCGGTGTCGGTGATGAGTTGGGCGAGTCTGTTGATCTGTTCCTTGGTCATTCGTCTTCCTCCTCGTCTTCTTCCGTGATGGCGGCAACAAGCTGGTCGAGGTGTTCGGTCTCGTCGTCGGATGGCTCATAGCCGAGGTCTTGGAGGATCAGGTAATAGCCGGGGATGCGGCGGCTGACGTTGTCGTCGCCACTCCAGTCCCAGTCATTTGGGCTGATGAACCATTCGATTCTGGCGGTGAGGATCATGACCGCGTATGTCGGCCAGTCCGGTGAGTCGAGGTGCGTGTGGAGTTCCGCGAGCGCCTGTTCCGGTTTGATGCCGGCGATGGCGGCGAACTGTTCCCGGGCGCATGCGGCGTCGTTCCAGGTGTGTAGGTCTTTGGTGAAGCCGGTCGGGTCCGGGTCAATTGTCTGCAGGAGTCCGAGCCTTGCCGTGGTCTCGATGAGCTTGGCGCGCTTGATGGCATGGAGATGGCCGTGGAGCCATGCCATGCGCTTGTCAGCCGTCGTGGCGGCGTATTCCTCGAGCACGTGCCGTCGGGCGTCGCGTTCGGCCTGTTCGGCGGCTCGCTGGGCTTCCTTTTCGGCTTCGGCGGCCGCATCACGACGATCCCAGAGGTATATCGTCTGCGTCGCTTCATGGACGGAGACCGCGTCTGGATTCTGCTTGCGGAGCTCTTCGATGGTTTCTTCCGGAGTGTCCGCGGCGGGGAAGATGGCGCCGGAGTAATGCCATTCGGAATCCGAGAAGGTCTCTCCGGGATCCTCGATGACGTTGAGACCGGTGGTGCCGGTGGCGAGGAGCGCGGAGACATCGGCGAACCACTGGCTCCGGCGATCTTCCACTTCGATGTTGTGGAGGATGTAGTCGAAGTTCGAGGTCCCCGCGGCGTGCGCGAGGCGTTCCTGACGGTCCGGCTGGCCGTCGTATCGTGCGATGGCCACGAGTTGACCGATGGTGAGCTGGTCGAAGTCGTCGCGCGTCTTCCTGACGTCCGCCTTGATGCTCGCCGCTTTCGCTCTGTCACGCACATAGTCGGCGCTTCGGCCGAGCCTGTGCGCGACGGCGGCGGTGGTGGCTCCGAGGTCGAGCATGCCCTGGATGGCGTCGGCCTCCTCGAGGACGGTGAGCTGTTCGCGCTGGCAGTTTTCGGTGACCATGGCCTCCAACTGCTGCAACGGGTCTAAGTCAAGCACGAAACACGGCACGGCTCCGGTGCCGGCCTGCTTGCATGCGGCGAGACGACGATGGCCGGCGATGACACGATAGCGCTCGCCGTTGGGTACGACGGAGAGCGGCGAGAGCAGGCCGTTGGCTTTGATGCTGGCCGCGAGGTCGGTCACGTCGCCGATCTGCTTTCGTGGATTGTCCGGGTGCGGGTCGATGAGGCTGGTGTTGATGAGCTTGATCTGATCGCTTTGGTAGTTGCTCATTGCTTGTTCTCCTTGCTGGTTTCTTGGTTGTTGAGTTCGTCGGCGCATGCCTGGCATGCCTTCCACCATTCGCTTGGGTTGCCGTTGCGGAGGCTTCCGGTGTGGTCGTATTCGTCCTCGTGTGGATCCATGAGCTGGTGGACGTGTTCGCAGTTCCAGGTGTGCTTGTGGATTGGCGGCGGCGAGATTGGCTCGGGTGCCCATGTTTCCCATTGGTCGCGGAGCCATGTGTTGAGCCGTGGGATGTGGCCGCTGCGGATTTGGCCGTCGTTGACGGCGCGCTTGTAGCGGCGGAGCGCGGTCTGGAGTCGGGTCAGTTCGACGGGGTTTCCGGCGATGGCCGCGTACAGGGCTCTGGCTTCGACTTCGGTCTTGCGGCCTTTCGCGCCGACGGATCCGGGATAGGCTTCGGCGAAATGGTCGAAGCCGGATTCCGGCGTGGCGGGTTGCTTCGGTTCGCCGGCGGGAGGGGTCGGAGAGGGTATATCGGTATAGGTATCGGTTTTATGCCATGTTTTTGCTTGGCTGTCCCCTAGCAACTTGCTAGAAGGTTTGCTACCGTTTTGCTCTCCGTTTGCTTGGCTGTTTTCCGGCAAGTCGCCCGACGTTTGCTTGGCCTTTTGGTTGGCGGCCTTACGGCGGCCTCCCTTGCTTCCGGCTTTTCGGCGCGCCTCGCGTTGCTCTTCGGTCAGCACTCGTGGCTCCCTGCAGATGCCTTCGGCGTAGACGGGACGCCATCCGCCGTCGTGCTCCTCCATGAGTCCCGCATCGATGAGCTGCTGGAGCTGGCGCATGGTGCCTCCGGCGTCCTTGAGGTCGAGCTTGTCGAAGTGGCCGGGATACGCGGCCGGGTCCTTCGATTGCATCGAGACGCCTTTGGAGTGGATGACGCAGAGTTTGACCCACAGTCCCACGGTGGCGAGCGGTAGGCGTCGGATGCGCCTGTCGTCGGCCATCTGGTCGTCGATGATGAACCACATTCTTCTTCTCCTTCCGTGGTTCGGGTTCCTTGGAGGCTTAGCCGATCTCGCCGGTGTCCGGATCGACGGTCGCCTCCACGTCGCCATCCTCCATGTCGAGGCTGCGGCGCAGGTCGTCGATGAGGATCATCTGCCGTGACGTGGCGGGCTTGGCGCACATGTTCTCCATGGCCAGGCCGGCGTCGAGGATGCGCTGGGCGAGGTCTGCGCAGTCGTACACGGCTTCGGTGATGGCGTGGATGCCGCCCCACTTGTCGATGTGCTCCTGCTTGTTTTTGGTGTCCATGACGGTGCGGCATGCCTTGAGCACGACGGCCGCGGCCTTGGTGACCTGCTGGGTCTTGCCGATGAGGTCGATGAGCGTGTCAGGTGTCGCTTCCTGCGGGATGAGCGCCTGTTGTTCGCTGGCTTTCATTGCTGCTCCTTAGAATTCCGGTTCCGTGTCGGGTTTGCCGAAACCTCCGAATGATGACTGGTCGGACGCCGGCGCGCCCCACGGATCATCGGCCGGCGGCTGGGCGGGTTGCTGTGTCTGCGCCGGCTGTTGGCTCCAGCCGCCTGCGCCGGTGTTGACGGTCGGCGTCTGCGCGGCGGGATTGCCGTAGACGGGACCTTGCGGCCGTCGGTCGATGCGGCTGACCTGCGCGGTGGCGTAGCGTAGGCTAGGGCCGATCTCGTCAACCTGCAGTTCCATGACGGTGCGGTTGGTGCCGTCCTGTGCCTGGTAGGAATGCTGTTGGAGGCGGCCTTGTGCGATTACGCGCATGCCCTTCGCAAGGCTCTGCGCGCAATGCGAGGCCATGTCACGCCATGCCGAGCAGCGCATGAATAGCGCCGGCCCATCCTCGTACTGGCCGGTCTGCTTGTTGTATACGCGCGCGGTGTTTGCGATGGTGAAGCTGGCGACCTGCGCGCCCTGGCCGGTGGTTCTCAGTTCCGGATCCGCGGTGAGGTTGCCGACGATGGTGATGACGGTCTCTCCGATAGCCATGTCATTCCCCTCTCACGTATCCGGCCGGTTCCGGGCCGAGCTGGCTTGGATCCTTGGCCTTCCACGCGCATTTCGCGCGCAGGCATCCGGCCTCGCGGTCGATGACGATCTCGCCGAAGCGCGCCGGCGCGACCATGGTGAGGTTCCAGCCACGGTCGCGGTTGAGCGCGCTGATGGTTTCATACAGTTCGCCGATCAGTTCGGCGGCTGTCATGCCGACGCTGGCGGGTGTGAGTGGCCATTCGAACCACTTCTCGCCTTCCGGTCTGCTTGGTGTTTTGCTTGGCAACGTTTGCCTCCTTTGGATTGATGTCGTGCCGGGGCGCGGATTCGAACCGCGCATCCATCCGCCGACGTGACCTCAGCACGCCGATCCATGGCGCCCGCATCCTGTCGCGGGCCCCGGCGAAAGGCCGGACGGGAGGAGAAGAGAGAAGATGACCCGTCCGGCTGGTTTTAACGTCTTTTCCTTGACGCGCGGGCGGTTCCGGCATGGCCGCGCATGACGAACCACGTCCATGCCGCAATGTGTGCGGAACCGTCCAAGTCCTTCACTGCCGTTGCTCGTCCAGCCATCGCATGAAGCGGGGGGTGGAGCACAGGCGACGCATGATGACGGCCGTCGGGATGAGCACCGCGAACGGCGCGGCGATGAGGTGTTCGATCGGGTGCGTGCACGCCGGCGTGCAATACAGCACCCACATTGCGGCGAGCCAGAGCGCGAACAGCAGCTGTCGCAGGATGATGCGGGCAAGAGCTCTCATCGTTTTGCCTCTGCTTTAGAATCGGTGGAATGGATATCAATGTGGTCACCGGCGTCGTTGGCGCCATCACGGGATTGGTTGGCGGTGTCGCCGGATGTGTCGCCTTGTTCCAGGCGCGCCATGGCAACAAGCTCTCGGAGCAGGCGAACGGCTCGGCTGAGGAAGCCAACCGGATCGCTGTCGAATCGAAGCGTGCCGCCGAGCAGGCCAACCGCCTTGCAGGAAAGGCGAACGAGATAGCTGCAGACGCGAACTCGATCAGCCAGCGGGCGTTGTCCGTCACCGCCGACCAGACGGTCCACAAGTGGCGGGTCGAATACGATGGAGAAACCTCGACCGTCTTCCTTGTCAACGATTGCCCCGACATGGCACGAGACGTGTCCGTGTTCGTCCGTTGCAAAGACCAGACCGTTGCGCAACGGCACGTCGACGAGGTTGCGCCGTTCGGAGAGGTCGCGCTCGAAAGCGAGTTCTTCTCCAAGCAGATACTCGAAGACCAGGCCAGTATCGACCGTCTGAACTCCCAACCCGGCTTCGCGTTCATCGGATGTGGATCCTGTCGTGTGACGGTCCACGTCGCTTACACTACGGAGCTCGGCGCCAGACGCAACGACGAAGTCGAGCAGTGCCTGACCAACAGCCAAAGGCATTGATTCCATCACAGCTCCTTGTTGATGGTGTCGATGACGATGTCCACAATGTCGGGCACGTCGAGGTCGATGAATCCGACGATGTGACCGAGTGAACGCCTTGCTTCGATGTCGTCCCACCCGTCGGCATAGGCCGGACGGATGGCGTCGCCTTCGTCCTCCAATTCCCTGAATATCGCTTCGACGCAGGCTTTGCGGATGGCGTTCATTTGTCCTCCTTTTCTTCCCATGGATCCGGCCACGGGGTATCGGTATGCCAGTCGTTGTCGGTCATCACGCACCCACCTCTTCCTCGTATTCGGCCGTGCACTGGTACAGGTGTTGCGCGAAATAGGCGATCATCTGCTCCTTCGGATACATGACGGTCCGTCCCACCTTCACGAACTTCGGGCCGATGCCCGCGCTACGCCAGTACGCCAGGGTGCCTTCCTTGATGCCGCAGTTGTCCGCGATATCCTTCGTCGTGTTCATCGGCTTCAACGCCGCCGCCAATGCGGCGAACACCTCTTTGTCATCCATCACGCGCCCGCTTCCAACGACGGCTGGGGGCCGG